TAAATCAGTAGATCGTTCGTATCGCTTCCAAATTTGATTAAAAACTACTATGTGCTCAGGATTGCACATTTTTGACTCCACATTGTCATGAGTACCAACGACAAGTGGTGGGAATTTTGCAGAAAATTCCTTAAAGACATCACATTGAGCTCTATTGTGGGATACAGGAAAATGTTCAGTAATAAGAGGCTCACATAATCTCTGCCATTGAAAAGAATCACCAGCAGCTCGCCAAACAACGAGATAGATCGTAGGGTTCGCAGCAATTGCAGGACCAACTGGAGCAATAATAGGTTCGACATAAATAATCGGCAAACCAATATTGTCGTTGAGATTGCGCCACATAGTATACCACAGGAAAGGAACTTCAAATGGATACATTGTGTCACCCTTAACATCTACTATCTGAGTTATAACATCTCCGGTGTTTTCTGAATCTGGAATAGTCGTACTATAAAGTAGGTGAATTTTAAATCGGCAAGAGATAAAAGGTGATGTGAAAAATTGAAAAAGGTATTTGATAGGACCACGCCAACGCTGAAATAAATTCGAAACGGCACAAAGGTAGTCCATCTGATTAGCGCCACTCATTTGCAGAGGATGAACAATAATTGAAAGAGTGTCAGTAATCGCATCAAAAATCTTAACTGTGTGAACCATTGGCCGCATAGCGACAGAAAGAAGAGAAACAGTATCAGCACCATTTCCCATTGCAGTACTCATATTATTCGTAACATCATTCTGCAAAAGGGAAAGCGATTCACACATATCAATACCTTCTCCTTTAGCCAAACCAGGAACTACAGAATTAACGACTGTAAACATAGGATGCTGAACAGTACGAGGTTTGTCAAGTGCAAACAAACCAGCAACTCCTTTTCCAAACATGAGAGCACCGTTTACAATGTTCCCAATTGGGCCGAAATGAGCGAGTACTTGCTTAGCAGTATCGTTTTCCGCAACATCGTCGCTCTTGGCTTTCTTTTCGGCTTCTTTAATAGAACTATCGTGGGGAACAATAGCTTTCTCTTCTTTGCGCGGTTTATCAACGAAGTCATATTCCGCTTTTGAAATCTCTTCAGGCATTCGATTAACTTCAATAGCACTGTAACGGCTAGCTTGAGCTTTATTCGGAATAAGAGCAAAATTAGGCTTCGGCGGAGCATTAACCGGCAAATAACCAGCAAGATCAATATCTGTAAAAGCAGCATAAACTTGGATATAAACTGTGTCAGTAACTTCAGAAGAAATTGCAGTGAGCGAAGCAAGCTCACGAAACGAAACTAAAGCAATTTCTGAAGTTCCTGAAGCAATAGGATAATAAAGAAGAGGATTAATCCAAGGAATATGAAACTTAACAGCTTCTTGCATAGCAGCGGAAACAACAACGGGCTTGTTTCCGGAGCATTGCGCTAAACTATTCATATGAGTGCTTCCTACATGGTTAGGAATATAAGAAATCATAAAAGCACCATAATGAAATGGACTTGTGTTTACGCGCACTTCTATGTCTACTCCAGCACGCATCCAAAGGAACGCTTGTAAATATTCTGTAATCGCAGGAACTGCTAGAAGTAGACCAGGAAAGGCTAAATTGGAACTAAGACCCATTCCAATTTGCCATGAAAGAGTGGACACGAGATACCTTCTGCCAATAATCTTGGCGGGGGCTTGTGATGGAAAAGGATTTGAAGGGCCGAAAGAGTCTTTCTCGCTTTCGATATGAACTTCCTTTTCTTCTGCATCTTTAATAGTTGTTATTTGCTGAGTATCGGCAATATGGGCTGTAATAGCTGAGTGTAAATTGAGTGTTTTGTTCGCAATCCGTGACTCTTGATACGCGGGTGGATTAATCCACGCATCGAGTGGGCGGTTGTTCCAGCGCTGGGGACGAAACTTATCGATCCAACTCCAAACCAAAAAGACATGTAATCCCAGCCGGGCACCTGTTAACAACTGCACATGTTGAGGTAGTTTAAAGTCATGCCCAGGACGGGGCTTACTTACAATTCGTAATGGGCTACGAATCGTTGATACAACATGTCATAAGTCTTGTTATAACGTTCATAACCAAGACTTGTTAGCCACTCATTAATTTCATTTTTCTTCAACTCAAATACGGATTTATCGTACAGAAGCCATTCCCGCATGGCAACATCCACGAGCTCAGCAACAACAATAGAAACATGACGTTCTCTGTCTTCTGTCCATAGGGGAATATTGTGAATGGAAACAGTGTTGAGAGGAGCCAAAACCAAGGACGTGTGTGGTTGTGAGAAACCTCGTTGACAAAAAGTAGCTGTTTCCATAGTAACGTAGGGAACCAAATCGAGGGTCTTATCAGGTGCAGTGTACTCGTAACCCCAAATATCTCTAAACATACGAGAAACAGTAACCATATTGTACTTAGGCACTGTATCATTAGCCGCAATAATGGAGTCATCCCCCTCGTAGGAGTCAGTAACGTGTTCATCCACATCGAAAAGTGGATAAAGCAGAAGAAATACAACTCTATGCATATAAAAGTTGACAATAGTGTTGTAAAATATAGTAAGAAAATCGCCAGAAGGACTCGAACCAAGAGCAACGTATACAGTCGATAAACATACGTGTATGGCCTGGGCACGCGAAAGTAAATAATTAAGCACCATACGGCGATGGTCGACAGTTGAAAAGAAACCAGCAATCGCAATATAAACCTGTAAAGCAAAAGAAAATATGTGAAAAACATCGTAGTTAGAAAAGTCTCCATTAAGTATCTTCTTTCCGCCGTATTTGTACATGGATCGGCAAAGGTTTCTCCAAGCTGCGGAACAAGGATCTATTCCGATAGAAAAAGGCGACAATCCCTTGGAATGAATTGCAGCAAGTAAAGGGGCAAATAACATTCGAGCGAGAATATACTGATGTAATGACGCACGAGCAAATAATCGGGTTTTGCCGGCTTGAACTTTCTCTATAGGACGCGTTTCGTCTTTTAAACAATCTAAATAAACAAGAGAAATCAAGCCGGCCTTCAAGTTTTTTAACTCATCTTCAATCATCTTTCGAAGGCGAGGATCAATTGTCTTCTGTTCAAAATCAATTAATTGTTCACGAGACAATCCCATCCAAACCCAAGGGTATCCGGGAGACGGTTGACGAGAGATAGCAACAACTTCAAGTTCAGGACAGCCAAATATAGCTTCTTCAATAGTAAGCATTCGAAAAGTCCTATTTCGCATTCCTGTAGGCCACAGGCTACGATATTCAGGCTGAGGAAGCTTAGTTTGGCAAGTATTCTTTTTAAGTCCATACTTAGAGAGAGCTTGCTTTAAAGGATCAACAAGCTCCCCATCTATTTCAGTTTTCTTTAACAAAGCAGGAATTTTGGTAGGATTTGAAAACTGTTGCAAGGGAGTAGGGCGAATTTTAGATTTTTTAGGCATATAATCAGCGCCACGTTTCAATGTTCCAAGAACATGAACTCCTTTCATAGTAGGTTGAGTTAAAGGATTAAGCTTAAAAAGATCAGGATGAGATTCAGGAGCCAAAACTCCAGATTGAGCAATATTATCATCATCAAAACCTTCAAAATCTTTCCTTTCAATTCTCGAAAAACATGAGTTAGAACCAGAGGCAGCAGTATGAATCCCAATAAATTTCTTAGCGACTCCATCGTTTTCGAGAATATAAGGATAAGCACATAATCCTTCAGCACCAGGAACTCCAATAGCATACCAATAATCATTAACAGGCTCAGAAAGCATGACGCCATTAAAAGCCATTGAATTACAATTTTCACGACCACGAACAACGAATGAACCAGAATGAAGAAAAATTTGCTCCTCAGCAGTAGAAACACGTGTGGGATAAGGAGCAGACTCAAGAGATTCACCTTCAAAAAGATGCTTCTTAATAATATCTTTAAAAGCATTCATGTACCCTTTTTGAAACATAATATAAACAAGGTCTTTTCCCGGAATAAATTTTAAACGATATTTTTCGGGACGAACAAGAACAACTCCCGTTTCTTCAGGATTATATCCGTAAAGACATAATCCCTCAATCTTTTGAGAATAACGGAACGGGTGTGAAACAGAAACACCAAGAAAACCGCGTAACATCTGAATTCGAGTCTTACAAACTTGACCGTCAGCATAAATTACGCCAAGAGCAATATTATTATTCATAAGTTTCTTTGCAAGATTTTTCGTAGCGAGAGCCCCACCTTGAGCAAGATTAGGATGAGCAACTGGCGGGTTCTTGCCGATCCAAGTAAAATTATCTTGTTTTTGCTTATTTTTCTGCTGCGATCTAATAATTCTATCACGCATGACAGCATTACTATTAGCAGAATTTGTATCAGCAGGAGAAGCACCAAACAGAGAACAAATCGAATTAAAAAACAAACGAACCAAATGGACTATACCAACAAAAATACACAAGGTAAAAATAACTTTAAGACCAGTAATCCAAGGATGGTTAAGAATTTGTTCTTTAGCTAAACGGAAATGTTCCCGGAGAGTAACAAACGAAAAAAGACGATATCGAGCATGATATTCAACGTAGACAAAAGAACCAAGAAAATACTCAAAGTTATATTTTGGAGGAACAATAGCAACAGCCATAACTTGAGTAAACTCAAACAAAGTTTGAAATGAACATCGAGGCGTAAGAGTATCAAGAAAGTTTTGCTCATAAAAATCATAGCAAAAATAAAGATATTCGCACATTTGATAAATCGCTTGACCATCTCCTGAAGTACCTATATCTTTACATCTTTTCAAAAAAGCATCATACGAAGTGCGAACTTGCATTCCAAAATTACGAATCAAAACAGGACAGATTCCTTCACCGTTGGCAAGATAATGCCAAGCCAAAAGCGAGGCGTGTGCAACAATACACTGATGAGCATAAATTTTCTTATTAGCATAGGACTTACACCACTTGTCAGAAAAAACAACATTATCCTGAGAAGCAAGAGATTCCCAGAAACCACGATCAGTAGGAAGTCCAAAGGCGAGACTTACATTACCAGGAACGGGACGAGGTTGAAATGCCGGATAAGCAGGAACAGGAAAATTTTTATCACGCTCAAAACGAAGAAGCAACTGGTTTTTAATTTCGTCACGTTCAGTATCGACAGAAGGAAGGGCTTCATAGTGAGAATTACCCATTTGAGCTTGATTCCAGTCATAAGTGAAATCTTGTTCAAATCCACGAGCCATGCTAGCATTACGAGCATATATACCAGCAGAAAAGTCAATAAGTTGGCGAAAGCTCAAACGCTTAAGAATCTCATTACCATTTGCATCTTCACGAACTAGATGCAAAACGTAATTCTTATAGCACTCAGGAGATGACTCGTGAATACCGCTACTTAAATCAAGCTCAACACGAACTATCATATCACGACGGCGATAAATTGCTTTGGGATCAAATATTCCGGGATTAACAATTCGAACACCAATATTATTAGTAGTAGACACAACAACTTTTGATTCAAACATAACAACTCCTTTATTATCTAGGTGAGCCATATTAAGAGGAAAACTCGCAGAATTAACAGCTTGAATAAACTCCATAGACATGCGTGTACGATCAACAGCTTGTAATGATTGAAAAATATCATCAAAGGTTGTAGCCCATTGACCATGATATCCATCCCAAAATTCTGTTTCTTGCTTACGCTCATGACGCATATTATCATTAAAAACTCCAGTTTCAAGTCCAGCAGAAACAAGCTTACAACGGAGAGCAGAAAGAAACATATTAATCATACGCGATTTGCCAGCACCAGGAGCACCCTCAAACCACACACTTAGCGGCTGCATACGAACTTTTTGACGTGTAGCTAATGAAATAACTTTCTTATAATAATCCTGCATGCGCATAAAAAGCTGAAGAACCATAGATTTATGTGAAGTATTAAACGCAGAATCACGAACAACCGTATCTCGAAGATTACTAAGGCGGTTATAATTAACCAAAAATTCATCGCAAAACATAGACTGAGAACAGGCAGAATCAAACATAGAATTATTCATAGCTAGGTACATCTCAGATTTATTAATAATCTCATCACAATACTTAAAAAGCTCTTGCTGGCGTGTAGTAGTACCACGCATCCACGCAATTAACTGTTCAACATAACTGGGAAAAACGGTAAAAATATCACTAATAAATTCAGAAACGTTTTGGCCAGCTCGGAATATTTCGGACGTAAAGCGAATATCCTTCTGAGTAGTAGGAGCTTTTTGAGCAAGTAAAGCATACCCAAGACAAGCAAGACCTCCAATTAACGATTTCCCACCAGCCTGGGCTTCATTATCAGATTCAGAAAGAACACAACTATCCTCATTATCATCGCGATCGGAATGAGACTGATCTATAACAGGCATTTTGGAATTACCAGAAAGCTTACAATTGTCACACTGGCAACCTCCTTCATGAAAACAAACAGGACACTGAGAATAACCATGATATGAACTAGATCCATCACAATCATCCGGATGCGTACAAAAAGGACAATCACAGTCGTCAGGACAATCGGAACACTCAATACACGCACAAAAGTATGGATGTTCAAACTTCTGAATTTTAACAGAATCCAAAGGAACAATCTTTGAAACAAGAGGTTGAGGAGAAACAATTTCTTTTGGAGTAAAACCTCCTAAAACTTTTAAATCTGAATTACTTTGTTCCTTTAAAACTTCATCAGCAGCTTCGTTCAATGACGAAAGAACAGTAGTAACAGGAGAAGAAATAAACTCACGAAAGTTAGCAAAAGCCGCAGAAAGATCAGGCTTAGGAACAGGAGGAGGCAAGTCTGGAACCAAAGGAGAAGGAGCAGAAAGCTGATCATGAGGATCGGGAACATGAATCCCATACTTTTCCGAAACTCCTTTTATATCAAGAGCTGGCGCAACAACGGGACCAGAATTGGCAGGCGGCTTACATGCATAACATCCTTTCTTAGTTTCACGTCCAGAAATAACTCCGGGACGGGGAATTCTTTTCTTGACATCTTCAAAAAATGTCTTAGCACGGACATGAACAGGTCGCAAAACACCTCCCTCAAATGATTCTCGAGCTTGAACAAAAAGGGAAGCAAGATCAGATTTCTTGTCAGGATTAACAGGAGCAGGATTAACAAGAGGAGCAGCAAGTTGCTGAGCATACTCAAAAACAGGATCACAAGACGAAACCACAACAAGTAAGGCTAAAAAGCCCCATCCTAAAGCAGTAGCAAGAGGACGGTTAGTACCAAGATAAAAATAACCAAGGCTAAGAATCACGAATGACACTAACAATGCTGCCATATTAAGAGGAAGTTTCTGACGATTAAAAGCATTTTTAACTTCTTCCCACAACTTTAAGCAAGCACTTTTAACTTGTTCCAAGACAGACTTAGACATTTCGATAGCAGCAGTAATAGCAACTCGAGCTGTACCTTCAACGCCAGACTGAACGACACGATGAATAATTTGATCCCAAGTTTGGCGAGCAGAAGGAACTGACTCCCAAACTTTTATAGCAGAAGCACCGGCAACAATAAGACCTAAAGCAGACAAAGTTCCACCAGTTGCTAAAGCTAGTCCGGTTCCGGCAGCAAAAGCACCTAAATTACGAATTAAATTTCCGGATATATAGGGAAGATACTGACGCCAAGATGCATCAGGAATTCGACCCAAATTAGGATCAAGCTTATTCATAACACGACCAAAAACGCCACCTTGAGCTTCATTATGTTGAGAATAATCATGGTGACCAACAATAGGCATAACAGAAAGAAAAGGAACACAAGAATTCTTAAAAATCTTTCGAAGAATACGACAAGCTTCTTTATGTTCCGACGACGAACAAGCAGACGGACGGAAACCACTGGCCAAAGCTTTACAATGAGGAATAAACTTAGAGTTATAATAGCAACGCCATGCGGTTTCAACAAATTTTTGATCTACAGATCGAAAACCAGATTCATAAAATAAAGTTTCAAACATTTCGATGAGATCGGCTGCAA